GAGATTTAAATACTGCTAGATTTGCTTCAGGTTCAGCAGGATCTTATACTGCCGCTCTTGCTTATGGAGGATCTATTCCTGGAGGAAATACCCAAGTAACGGAAGAATGGAATGGAAGTTCTAGTCTAAATAACGTATTAACAGATTAATAACAAAGGAGAAAAATATGCCAAAAACATATCAATACTGTGTCGCAGAAAATTGGGGAAAAGGATTTATCGATCACGGTGAATCTAGTAGAATAACTTTTGCAAGTTTCCCTGGTGATGTTTGGCAAGTACCTGCATATAACAAACATGGTAATCTTTGGATTGCTAAAGTTGCTGGTACTGTAAAAACAAAAGATCAAGCTCAAACTATCGTTACTGCAGCACTAGACGTTGTTCAAGACGCTTGGGATGCTAATAATGTTGACGGTGAATCATCTGCTCAAAAAAATATAAGATTAGGTGAAAAACCAGAAGATGTAACACTAGAGGAATAAAAATTAAATGTCTAAATATGAAGCAATACATGGTATTAAAATTCGTGATTACACGACTGATCCTGATACTCTAGTTGACGGACAGTTGTGGTTCGACAAGACAAATAAAGTATTGCAATTTCAAGAAACTAATGCTGCTGGAACTTTTGCTACTGGTGGTGATTTAAATAATGCAACTGCTGATTCTGCAGGTTGGGGAACACAAACATCTGCTGTAAAAGCACTTGGTGGAACTACTGATAATCCTGTGCCAGGAAAAGAAACAGAATTATATAATGGCTCAGCATGGACAGAAGTGAATGATTCAAATTTAGCAAGATTTTCTTTAGGTGGAAAAGGAGTTAATAGTACATCAGGACTTGTTTGGGGTGGTTATGGAACTGGAGGTTCTAGTCCACAAAGAGTAGAAACAGAAGTATGGAATGGATCAGGTTGGACTGAAGTAAACGATTTAAACACTACAAGAAATGGACCAGGTAGTGCTGGTATAGTAACTGCAGCTTTAACATTTGGTGGTGCAGGAACTACAAATGGATATACAGAAAGTTGGAATGGAACATCATGGACAGAAGTTGGAGATATAAATACTGCAAGAAATACAGGAGCAGGATTTGGTGTAACTAATACTGCTGCTGTATATTGTGGAGAAGCGGCTTCTGTTAATGGAATAACAGAATTATGGAATGGTACATCATGGACAGAAGTGGCAGATTTAAATACTACCAGAAGACAGCATGGTCCAGGAGGAGCAGGAAGTTCTATTTCAGGTATGGTTTTTGGTGGAGAAAATCCATCAGCATCTAACATAGCTAACGTAGAAACTTTTAATGGAACTTCTTGGTCAGCATTTGCACCTTTAAATGTTGCAAGAAAAGGTGGTATTGGTGCTGGTGCTAGTAATGCTTCTGGTTTATTTGCTGGTGGTAATGATGATAATGACGCAACAGAAGAATATACATCACCTGCAATAGCAGTTAAAACGGTGGACATAGATTAATATGACAACATATACAGATATACACGGAACACAAATTGAGGTTAGATCAGATAATCCAACTAATCCAGCTGAAGGACAAATTTGGTATAATACAACAAATTTAAAATTAAGAGGATTCTCACTTAATCCTGTAGGAGCATGGGCTACTGGTAATAATACAACTAAAGCTGCGTCAGCTAATAGAGGACACGGAACACAAGGCACTCAAACAGCGGCACTTGCTACAGGAGGAGGAGCACCTGCATTTGCTGATGTTGAAGAATACAACGGATCAGCTTGGACAGAAATTGCAAATTTAAATGTAGCAAAAGCCGCTGCAGTTTCAATAGGAACTAATACGGCAACCCTAGTTGCTGGAGGTAATACTGGAAGTGCAGTAGCAACTAATGAATCTTGGAATGGTACAGCATGGACTGAGATAGCAGATATGAATGCTGCTAAAAGTACTGGAACTGGTACTGGTAGTGCAACAGCAGGATTAGCAGTGGGGGGAACACCCTCTCCAACAGCAGCTAATTGTGAAACTTGGAATGGAACATCTTGGACAGAAGTAAATAATTTAAATTCAGGTAGATATGGTTTAAATAGTGCAGGCACTAGCACAGCCGGAATAGTATTTGCAGGATCTCCAGAACCAGCAGGTGTAGCTTTAACAGAAAAATGGAATGGTACAAACTGGACAGAAGTAGGAGATTTAAATGTTGCTAGGATGCAACCTGGAGGAAGTGGAACATCTACAGCAGGATTAGCATTTGGTGGATTAAATGGTTCAAGTTATAAAAATCTTACAGAAAAATACAATGGAACTAGTTGGACAGAAGTAAACAATCTGAACACGGCAAGATTCGCTATGGGGGCTGCAGGAACTCAAGCTTCTGCTCTTGCTTATAATGGCTCTATTCCTGGAGGAGATACTCAAGCAACAGAAGAATGGAATGAACCTGCTCATGTAATACAAGAATTTGATTTATCATAATTCTTTAAACTGATACTTAAAAGTCTTATAAATAATAGTAACATCATAGATATATAATAAGGAGAAATGAATGAGTGACGATATAATAAAAAAAGACATTAAAAGTCTTGTAGAAAACGAAATCCCCAATCTACACAACCTATTAAGCACAGAAGAAGTTTCTGATTTTAAAGCAATGACGGAAGAGTTGCGAGATACTTGGACTAAGAAACAAATGTTTCGAACAGAAACAGAAGCAAGATTTTCAGTATTACAAGACAACCGTTATCCAACTAAAGGTGCCAAGTATTGGCAATGTGTGAGAGAACAATCAAGTTATTTAGATAATCTAATGACATTATCGTTTGACTATCGAAGAAGTGAAGCGAAGATTAAATACCTAGAGAAAAAAATATCTACTGAAACAGATGAATACAAATTAACTAAATACGAAATTGATTTAGATGAAGCTCGTTTTGGTAAAGCGTCTATGGAAAAAACTGCTAAACATAGAATGAGAGAGATCAAGATGTGGTCTAAATTGAAAGGTGAGTTTAATGATGGCTCATTTAATGATAAAGATGTTAATGAACATCAACTAGAATCTTATCGTTTAATGTATCAAGGTAAAGCAAAAAATCTAACTTCAAGTACAAGTGAAGCCGAAGTGTTTAACATAATAGGTCAATTATCATCTCTTGAAAGAATTAAAAAATCTGGTGAATTAGAAAATAAAACTGAAAAAAAAGAACAGATTACTCAACATGGACAACCAAAACCTTAAATTTGATTTTGTATTTTTAGGTCAGTCTGTTTTAAAGTATCAAGTACCTTTAGATATTTTTCAATCGATTAATCAAATTTACGAACATAATTTTCATAACCTTGAAAGAGCTAACACACAGTTAGTTGGTAAGATAGAGAACGAACATTCTTTATTTTATCATGGTAAAGATCAGATAAAGATGAAAAATCATAATATGTTGCCAAGAAATGTAACAGATTATTTTATGTCTATATTCAATCACTATTTAGCTTTTAATAAAATAAAAGATTATGATACTCATTTAAATTCTATATGGGTGAATGAGATGAAACAACATGAATATAATCCTGCACATATTCATAGAGGAATGTTATTTACAGGACTGTCTTCTGTAATGATTTTAAAACTACCTTCTACATTTGGTAAAGAATATTCAGCAGAACAATCACCACAAAACGGAAGACTACAAATACTAGGGGCAGCCAATGGTCAGTTTTCTAAAGTAGATTATCAACCACCAATGGACCTTAGAGATTTCTATGTGTTTCCTTATGACATGAGGCATTGTGTTTATCCTTTTAATGGCACTACTGAAACTAGACGAACACTTGCTGCAAACTGTGATGTAAACTTTGATCCAATTAAAAATAGAGGAGCTATATAATGGATAAACAATATTTAATTAGAGATGACCATATTGGTATATTTAAAAACTTTATGCCAAATGAATTAATAGAAGACTATTTAAATTATTTTAATAAGTGTGAGCAACAAGGTGCAGTATATCCAAGAAAAATAGATGAAACAATGGTATCAGGCAATTCAATAGATACTATACGAGAATCTTGGAGAGAAACTAATGTTGCCTTAACATATACAAACAAACCTTTTATAGAAAGATTTTTTAAAGAAGTATATCCATTATATGTTCAAAAATACTCTTATTTAAAATCACTAGCTAAACATACTATTTTAGAAGTTAAAATACAAAAAACTAAAATAGGTGAGGGTTATCATCGCTGGCATTGTGAAAATGCAGATATGCAATCAAGAAATAGAATATTAGCTTTTATGGTTTATCTAAATGATGTAACCGAAGGTGGAGAAACAGAATTTTTATATCAAAAGTGTAGATTCAAACCAGAAAAAAATACATTGATGATATGGCCATCACAATTTACACACATTCATAGAGGCAACCCACCTCTATCAAATGACAAATATATAATAACAGGATGGATAGAGTACGGATATTAATATGATAAAAGAACCAAGATGGAAATCTTACATTGTTGAAACAACTGAACCAATCTTTACACCTAAACAATGTCAGATGATTATAGAATCAGGAAGAGCTGAACCTAGACAGAATGCTGGAGTTGGAAACGATAAAGTCGCTGGTTTAGGTGGAGTAGATACTGAAACTCGTACATCACATATCAGTTGGATACCTTTTAAAAAAATGAATGATATGTATAAAGACATTGAAAAGATTATGATAGCTACTAATGGTAATCATTTTGGTTTTGATGGCATGAGAATAACAGAAATGGCACAATACACAGAATATCCAGAAGGTGGGTTTTATGATTGGCACGTTGATAATGATGTAAATTTTGCACATGAGCCGCCAGTTAGAAAAATATCTATGACACTATTACTTTCTCCTGAATCAGAGTTTGAAGGTGGTGATTTAGAACTTCAATCTGAAGGTAAAATTGCTAAACTTAAACAAGGACAAGCTATATTTTTTGCTTCATTTATAAGACATAGAGTGACGCCAATAATAAAAGGTAATAGAAAATCTTTAGTAATGTGGTTTGGAGGCACACCTTTTAAATAATGTTTAGAGAATTACATTTTCCAACACCTATCTATATTGCAGATATAGAACACCCAACTCTTAATCAAGAACTTGAAAGAGATATAGTAGCTTGGTCTAAAAAAGATAAAGGTATAACAAGAACAAATGTT